AAGCTAAAGTCTCCAATGGCACACGACTATGTAAAAGAAGACTTTATGAAAATGGAAAACTGGAATGCTATGCTGAAAAAAGTCAAGGATGACTCAGAAGAAGAAAAGAAATCCAAAGGTACCGGCAAGTTTGATGTAAAAAAGACTACTACTGGTACAGAATATACACGTAAGTCAAGTACATTCAACAACGGTACAGCAGACAAGCCAAGCGCAAAGAATGAAGAAGTTGAAGAACTGGATGAATTGTCAAAGAGTACTCTTGGTTCTTATACCAAGAAAGCATCCCTGAACGCTACAATTACTCGTAAAATTGCTGGTGATTTTGAAAACAGAGCTAACAGAGCAAAAAGTCCAGGTATGAAAGATGCCAATACTGAACTATCCAGCAAATATAAACAAAAGTCTTGGAAGCGCAGAGATGGTGTTGAAAAAGCAGTTGACCGTTTAACCAAAGAAGAAGTTGAAGTGATCGATGAGGCAACAGCTGTACATCCAAAAGCTATCCATGTGTCTGATGCAGGCGGTGGTAAATACAAAGTACATGCTGTAGGCAAAGACTTCTCACATGGTATTAAAGTAGGTGAACACCTAAATGATACACATTTGGATGACTTCTCTGAGATGGGTGGTAAAGTCAAGATGGTTAAGCCACCAAAGAAAGACTGAGCCATGCCAATTAATATGGTTCAAAAACCAACCTCCCAACACGTAGAGACGGAATTTGAAAACAAACGTCTGCGCGCTGGGCTCCAAAAAGTGAGAGAATCGGTACCTATAGACAGTGCCCATCTTCTTGTTAATGGAGAGGTTCGTAAGGTTGGTAAGAAGTCTCAATATCTATTGGATATGTTAACTTTACCCGAAGATAAATAACTACAACAAACATCTCAAGGAGAAACAAAAATGGCACTATGGGGAAAGACAGATCAAGCAGCTCTTACAGGGACTGCTATTTTTACAAACGGCAGCACAACTGTTATCGCTAACACTTCGACGACTTTTAATACACAGATCAGAGTTGGTGATAACATCTTCCTATCAACAGCAAATACAGCGGCTGGCGCAAACACGCGTTACCGTGTTAATGCAATTGCAAACGGCACATCGTTGACGATTGACCGTACATATGCAGGCACAACCAATGCTATTTCAGTTGTTTCGATCCAGCAAGCACCAAAGTCCACTACAGGTAACCACGTAGGTGGTCGTCCAATTGACGTAGTAGGTGTTGACGTTACAGAAGCTCGTTTGGCTGCTAACCGTGCAAACGGTATCAAAACACCAGGTTGGGTTCGTATTAACAATTCTGGCACACGTAAACGTGTTGAGACTCTTGTTGCAATGCGTAGCATGACCCAAGCGGTCGCAAGCGATGCAAACGACGACGTTACAGTAGCAGATACGTAATACTAAATGGCAGATCGCGCTAAAAAAATATCCGAGTTAACGTCTGCCACAGGAGCAGCTAACACGGATGTAATGATTCTTGTTGTTAACACAGCAGGGACAGCTGTCACTAAAAAGATTGCTTTCTCTAATGTTGTGGCTTCTGTTGCGACAGTTGTAAGTGCCAACCTCAATGTTGTTGCGTCAGGTCGTGTTGCGTTTGGTAGTAACAATAATGTTATCACAGGAAGTAATAATTTCACATTTGATGGATCAACTGTAACAATTACAACCAACACAGTAATTGGTATTGCAGGATCACAGGGCGGTTTAATTCGTTTATTGGGAGCTGTTGCGTCTAATGTTGGACCAGATATACCAAACCTATATTCTCTTGGTAACACAACTCACGCATGGGCTGGTTTATTTGTAGGTACTGTTAACGCTGCTTCGTTAAACGTGTCCGGGGTCATGGCATCAGGTAACACAACAGTTACAGGGTTTGTTAATGTAAGCTCATACGGTACATTTGGTGGTACAGTCAATGCAGCATCGTTAAACGTTTCTGGGTTAACAAGTATTAGCAACGTAGGATTAATTACTGCCCCACAAGTAGGCAACATCATTCCTTTCTATTATGCTAACCAAGCAGCATTCCCAAGTGCTAGTTCATATCATGGCGCTTTAGCACATAGTCACTCCGATGGTAAAATGTATTTTGCTCATGGTGGATCGTGGAATGCAATTGTTAGTGATGGTACAACAGCTAATGTATCTGGGTTAAACATTGGTGCAAATGTTGTTGTTACTACATCGGGGATATCGGTTGGCAATTCGACAGTTAATGTATCAATTACCTCCGCGTCCATTGATGGTAATGTGGTATTTTCTGGTGATCTTACTGTTAACAACTATGTAATAGCATCTAACGGTACAACATCAGCATATGCAACAAAATACCTTGTAGAGTATAATCCAACAACAAAAGATCTTACATACTCCAGCAAACCAGATGCATCAAGACCATACATCACAGGATATGGTCCAGAAATCCACGTTAGTCCAGTTGCTCTTGATGATACTGGTAATGGAACTATTGGTGATCCAGTTAAAACTATTGCCCAAGCGCAAGTATTAGCTGCAGCTGCATTTGAAACAACTGCTGCTGGTTCAAGAAAAACAATTATTCTACATCCTGGCGATTATGCAGAAAATGTAACTATTAATACTCAGTATACAGTATTAACTACACATGAGTTGGTGGGTAAAAATACAACTCTTTCTGGTACTTTAACTATCGCTAAAGGTTGTACCATTGATGGATTGAAGATGACCAATCTTGCAATCACTGCAAACTCATCTGTTGGTTCTGTAGATATTATTGGCTGTACAGTAACAACAGCAACAACAAAAACCTCAAACGCATATACAGTTTTCAGAGGATGTGATTTATCTTCATCCTCGTTAAACATTGCCGGTGCTGGCTCAATTGTAATGGTTGGTGGTAATTATGGTACTGTTACTGTAAACAATGCCGCTGCCGGCGTTTTATCTAAAACAGTTATTACAATGGGTCCTGTAACTCTAGCAGCAGGAACAATGCAGATTTCTGATACAATTGTCTATGCTGCTTCTAATACTTCTAATGCCATAACACAAAGTGCTGGATCAGTACTAACATTGAATAATAGTCAGACACTAATACCTGATTTATCAAATGTAGCAAGAAACAGTTTTGGTGGATATTATTCCATTTTACATTCTGTTTACGATAAAACGAACTCTACTTTTGGTGGCGTATCACTAAACGCAATCTCATACAGTCAGTATATTGATGTTGATAGGTTAAACGTTGGTAATACGACTGTTAACGTTGCTATATCATCGACAAGTATTTCTGTTGGTAATACGACAGTAAACACATCAGCAAATAGTACAACTCTTTCGGTTAATGGGGTTTCAATATTCACTGGCGCTGCAACAACAAGAGCTGCTGTCAATACACAGGTAGGAACGGCTGGGTCAAATGGTTCCATCTACCTAAGTACTGCTGGTAAGATTTATTTGAAAATATCAGCAACAGGTACAGCAGCAACAGACTGGCAAAGGGTGACAACGACCGCAGTCGACTAACAATAATAATTATGAATGACAGACTTGACGAGACAAATTTTCTTTTGTATGCTGCAAAACATTATGATAACCCACATTGTTATGATACACTTGAATTCTATGATGATCTGAATAGATTCAAATATATCAAGCGTTTGTTCAATAGATATGAAGAGACGGGTGAGTTAAAGGAAAGATTGGTAATTAATCACTTGACTATCATTTACAACATATTTGGAGCAGAACCTGCTACTCGTATGCTGTTTTTGAAGTTAAAAGATCAATATCACTTTCTTAAACCATTTTTAGTGCTTATGGGCTACATGCCAGAAGTTGTGCAAAGTATAGGAATTGATAGTAGAAACATTATTAACTCAGACATCCCTATGGATGAAAAGATAGTTGAGACACTGAGACAAATATGAAACAAACAGAACCTAAAAAGCCAAGAAACTTCGTTGCAAAAGCTGTCACACGTAAGTCGGGTGCTGGCGCGCATGAGCCAAAGAAGCACAACCGCAAAGAAAAGCATCCAATGAAGTCTTTTAAGCAGTTCCATGAAGAAGGACCTGTTGCTGGCAATGCTGTTAGTTCTGGTAATGTCCAAGGTATTGGATTTGGACCAAAAGGTGAACCAGGTGGTACAAAGGCTATTATGAATAAAATGTTGAAAAGGAAACTTCCTGATGTGGCTATTAAACTTTCTACCTGATTGGATCTTCTACGCTCTAATCTTTTGGTCAATTGCTGGTATAATTGCTCTGCAGTTCATTCCTCAAGCAGTTATTGGATACCGCACTCCACTACAAGCCGCACTAGCGGCTTTACTTGTTTATGGCGTCTATATGTCTGGTGCTATTTCAAATGAAGAGAAATGGAAAGCACGTGTTGAGGAAGTTCAAAAGCAAGTAGTTGAAGCAGAAAATAAAAGTGCAATAGAAACGGTAAGAGTTGTAGAGAAAATTGTTTATCAGAAACAAATCATTAAGCAAAAAGGTGATGATGTTATTAAATACATAGACAAAGAGGTTGTTAAATATGACACCAAGTTTTTACCTGGTGGACCATGTGAGATGCCTAAAGAGTTTATTGAATCACTAAACAAGGCTGCAGAATGAACTTAAATAGATTATTGATCCTTTGTGCATTCATTGTCTTGATGTTTCTTTTTTTAGGATGCTCAACAACAGTGCCTGTAACTGTCAAGTTACCTCCTGTGCCTAAAGAACTAAATATGCAATGTCCTCCGTTAAAAAAAATACCAGATGAAGCCAAGCTGAGTGACGTTTCCAAAACAGTAGCAGAAAACTATAAACAATATAAAGAGTGTTCCATAAACAATAGTGGATTACTTGAATGGTATAACAAACAAAAAGAAACATTCAATGGAGTAAAATAATGATTACATTAGAACAACTACAAGAACTGCTTCCAAATAATAAATATGTAGAGCAGTGGCATGAAGCATTGGAACAATTGCTACCTGAATACGAAATTAACACACCTCAACGGATCGCTGCATTCGTTGCACAATGTGCACATGAATCAGGCGGGTTTACCACCCTCAAAGAGAATTTAAATTACAGAGCTGTCACACTCAGAAAAGTCTTTCCAAAATATTTCACTGAAGCCGCGGCTGAATCATTTGCAGGGAAGCAAGAAGCAATTGCTAATAGGGTATATTCAAACCGAATGGGAAATGGTCCAGAGGAATCGGGTGATGGATTCCGCTATTGCGGCCGTGGCCTAATTCAATTGACAGGTAAAGACAACTATCAGAATTTTGCTGATAGTGTTGAAATGGCTGTTGAGGATGTACCAGAGTACTTGGGTACATTTGAAGGTGCAGTTCAATCAGCTTGCTGGTATTGGGAAAACAATAACCTTAACCAGTGGGCAGATAAAGGTGACATTGTTACTCTAACAAAGAGAATCAATGGTGGAACCATTGGACTCGAAGATCGTATTAAACACTACGAACATGCTTTGCATGTCTTGGAGGCATAAATGCCTCGACACTCCCACAAAAAAGAAGATTGGATGAATGCTAAATGGCGTCCAGCTATGGGTTGGATGTATATGTTAGTTTGTATATGTGATTTTGTATTGTTTCCTATTCTTTGGAGCTTATTGCAAGCACTGAACCATGGCCAAGTTACAAGCCAATGGCAACCTTTAACATTACAAGGCGCTGGTTTGTTCCATCTTGCAATGGGTGCTATTATTGGTGTTAGTGCATATGGACGGACACAAGAAAAACTAGGTGGTGCTAACAACGGCGGTGTAATGTCTCCAATGGGTACCACGTACACACCGCCCGATCCACAACCTCAAAATACAACTCCTCTAAATAAAGTAACGACTGGTGTTGGAGGTAAGAAAGCCCCACCTCCTCCAGAAGAACAAATGCTTTGAGGATTCAATATGAATTATACTACTGCTCTCGTGCTTGCCGCTTTATTGATTGCTACCCCTCCTTCTTTTGCAGCTGCAAAAACAAAGGAAGTTTGCAAAGTTTCTGTACAAAAAAACGGTTCAACCACAAAAAAGTGCAAAAAAGTTAAGGTCCATAAAAAACTTGACGGCACTAAAGTTCCTGGAAAAAAATAAACATGGCAACAACAGTAGAACGAATTGGTATTGTAGAGACCAAGGTAACAAACTTAGACGAAAAACTTGATGACCTCAAGGTTGATGTCAAAGATATGCATGATTGCCTTGACAAAACAAGAGAAGGTCTTACTGCTCAGTTAGAAAAGATGTATGATGCATCTTGCTCACAACATTCTGTCATGGCAAGCGAAATCAAAGAGTTAAAAGGTCAACGGGATAAAGTTACATACTTAATTGCTGGTGGAATTGCAGCAATGGGTATTCTTTCCGGTCATTTTGAAACAATCCTAAAAATACTTATTCTCTAACTGTTGACTTTTTGATGTAAACTCTGTAACGTGCGTCCATGACGTATTTGGAGTTTACATGCAGTGGATTGATTTAAAGTATATTGGAGCACTTGCTCCTCGCCTCTCGATGTTTGCCAAGAAGGATAATGACGTATGGAACATGCGTTGTCCAATCTGTGGTGACTCACAAAAAAGTAAATCAAAAGCTCGTGGCTATATTCTAGGTAAGAATGGAAAGTACTCATATACTTGCCACAATTGCAATGTCAGCATGGCTTTTAGTAAGTTTCTTGAGATTGTCGATCCGGGTTCGTATCAAGACTACATCCGTGAACGGTACACAGAAAAGACTTCTTCATACAACACAGAACGAATCATTGAACCAGCTCCTGACATGGCAAGGTTCATCACACCAAAGTTCATTAAATACACTGCTCTTGCCAATCTAAAAAAGATTTCACAACTGGAACTAGAGCATCCTGCCAGACGGTACGTTGTTAACCGTCAGATCCCGTCAAAATACCATTCAAAGCTGTTTTATGCACCTAAGTTCAAGGCATGGACAAACACTCTCAAACCAGATAAGTTTGATCTAACCAAAAAAGACGAACCACGGTTGATTATTCCGTTTATTGATAAAGGTGGAAACCTTTTTGGTTACCAGGGGCGATCGTTCTTTAATGTTGATCCTCGGTATATTACAATCATTCTTGATGATGAGAAACCAAAGGTGTACGGACTCGAATCTGTAAACTTAGGTCAACGAGTATATGTGGTAGAAGGACCAATTGATTCAATGTTTATCAATAACTGTCTCGCAATGGCAGGCTCACATCTTGACCGAACAGCTGTTGAGGTTGGTCTAAAGATTGATAATACAACAATCGTATATGATAATGAACCACGTAATAGAGACATTGTAAACTCTATTGACAAGGTGATTGACTTAGGGTACAGTGTATGCATATGGCCAGATAACATGATACACAAAGATATTAATGATATGATTAAGAACGGAATCACATCAAAAGATATTCAGCAGCTTATCGATCAACATACATACAAAGACCTATCGGCAAAAATGAGATTGACACAATGGAAGAGAGTTTGATATGACTGAATTTTTAAGTGAGTATGTATCACCGGACGGTGTACGAACAGCAACAATACATCTTGGCCAGCTTGGGTATATAATTGACTTGTGGGAAAATGGACACTTTGTTCAAACACGGTATTTGCATGAACATACCGAACAATATGCAAAAGATTGCGCTGAAAATTGGATTGAAGGTATTATTAAATGAAGGTCGGCCTCATAAGTTACTCAAAACCATCAAAGGAGATGTATGATGAAGGTCTCAGCGATATCCAGGAACTCGTTGCATATTGTGCCCGTGTCTCCAATCCATCCAACCAATTCAATGCAGGAACGTCAGCAAAACTTATCAAATACCTTATTGCACACCAGCACTGGAGCCCACTTGAAATGGTCTCAGTATGTCTCGAGATCACAACGACCAGAGACATCGCTAGACAGATGCTCAGACATAGAAGTTTCTCTTTTCAAGAATTCAGCCAACGCTACGCTGACCCAACAAAAGATCTCAGCTTCATACTTAGAGATGCACGACTCCAAGACACATCAAATAGACAAAATAGTATAGAGACAGATGATGCATTGCTTCAACGTCGATGGATGGAGAAGCAAAAGTTTGTTATTGATGCTGCTAAAGATGCATACAGCTGGGCAATTGAGCACGGAATTGCAAAAGAACAAGCACGTGCTGTACTACCAGAAGGCAATACTGTTTCTCGCCTTTACATGAACGGCACACTGCGTTCTTGGATTCACTATATACAACTCCGTGCCGCTAACGGAACACAAAAAGAGCATATGGAAATCGCTAAAGCATGCGCTCATGTCATTGCGGAAATATTCCCACTAACAACAGAATTCGTTTCAGAATAATAACAATTGGAGCTAAGAACAATGACGGAAACCTATCTAGGTATTGAAGTAGACTATTCTCGTGATAATCTATTTGATCAATTAGGAATTAAACGATTGCAAGAATCGTATATGAAAGAAGACGAATCAAGTCCACAACAACGATTCGCATTTGTATCAAAACAGTTTGGAACAGACCAAGCACATGCACAAAGACTTTATGAATACAGCAGTAAACATTGGCTCTCTTATAGTACTCCTATTCTATCTTTTGGTAGGAGTGCTCGTGGACTTCCTATATCCTGTTTCTTACCGTATCTCCACGATAGCTCAGCGGGGTTGGTTGACACTTTGTCGGAAGTCAACTGGCTGAGTATGTTGGGTGGAGGAATAGGAATTGGCGTTGGAATTCGTTCTGCTGACGATAAGTCTGTTGGGGTTATGCCTCATCTTCGCACTTATGACGCGTCAAGTCTCGCCTACCGTCAGGGTCGTACTCGTCGTGGTTCTTATGCCGCTTATTTGGATATTAGTCATCCAGATATTGCTATTTTTCTTGACATGAGAAAGCCAACTGGCGACCCCAACATGCGCGCAATGAACTTGCATCATGGGATTAACATTCCTGATTCGTTTATGAAGATCATCGAACGTTGCATGAAGGACCCAGAAGCGAATGATGATTGGGAATTGAAAGACCCACACAACGGTGAAGTGCGTGAGGTTGTATCTGCTAAGCTGCTATGGCAACAGGTTCTTGATCTCCGTATGCATACAGGTGAACCATACCTACATTTTATTGACACGAGCAACCGGATGATGCCTCAATTCCAAAAGGATTTGGGACTAAGTATTAAGCAGAGCAATTTGTGTTCAGAGATTATTTTACCAACCGACAAAGATCGTACAGCCGTATGTTGTTTGTCTTCTGTGAATTTGGAGTATTATGATGATTGGAAAAACGAACCACTTTTTCTTCGGGACATTGCAGAGATGCTCGATAACGTTCTTCAGTATTTCATTGATAATGCTTCTGACAGCATTTCGCGAGCAAAATATTCCGCTGAGCGTGAACGGAGTATTGGTGTTGGTGCTCTCGGTTTTCATGCTTACCTACAAAAACAAAACACTCCTTTCGAAGGAGTAATTGCTAAGTCGTTAAACAATCAGATTTTTAACCATATCAAGGATCATCTCGATGCAGCAAATTACGTTATTGGAGGCATTAGAGGTGAAGCTCCAGATGCAATTGGTACAGGAAAGAGATTCTCACACACTATGGCTATTGCCCCTAATGCTAGTAGTTCAATTATTATGGGTAATACTAGTCCCAGTATTGAGCCTTATAGAGCTAATGCCTATCGTCAAGACACACTTTCAGGCTCTTTTCTAAACAAAAACAAATATCTTGAGCAATTATTACGCACTAAACCACTAACAGATGATGAGATTCAAGAGATCTGGTCAAGCATTATGGCTAATGATGGCTCTGTTCAGCATTTAGAATTCTTGAATGAATGGGAAAAAGATGTGTTTAAGACATCTATGGAGATTGATCAACGCTGGATTATTGAGCATGCTGCTGATAGACAAAAATATATTGATCAAGCTCAGTCGTTAAATGTATTCTTTAGACCTGACAGTAATGTTAAATACATTCATGCAGTCCATTTCCTCGCATGGAAGCTTGGATTGAAAACAATGTATTATTGCCGTAGTGAGAAACTTGCTAAGGCAGATAAAGTATCAAAGAAAATTGAACGTGTTGTCATGCAAGAGCTTGATCTGAAAGCAATTGCTGATGGTGACGTTTGTCTAGCCTGTGAAGGATGATATGAGACTACTAAAATTCGAAGCATCGTGGTGCCAACCATGCAAAGCACTAACAAAGGTGATGGATGAAATGACCTTTCCTTTCTATGTGGAGAAATTGGATATTGACGTTGATAATGCAACCGCAATGGAGTACGGTATTCGTGGAGTACCAACTCTTATTCTTTTAGATGAGAACAATAACATCTTAAAGCGTTTGAGTGGCTTTCAAACAAAACAACAACTAACGGAAGCTTTTAGCCTATGAAGAAATTACTAATTATTCTCGCACTATTACCTGCTCTGACGTTTGCACAACAGAAAGAGAAGGCAGGGGTAACATATGGTGCTGTTATTACACGTGTAATCGATGGTGATACAGTTGCATTTCAAGCAAACTGGTTACCAGAGCCTTTGAAGAAAGAACTTTCTATTCGTGTGTATGGTGTAGATACACCAGAAAAGAGTTTCAGAGCAAAGTGCCCAAAGGAAGCAGAAATGGGTGCAGCTGCGTCAGAGTTTACTAAACATGCTGTTGCTGCTAGCAAACATCGTCAGGTTGTCTTAATGGATTGGGACAAGTATGGTGGCCGCGTTCTTGGGGATGTATTGCTTGACGGTCAAAGCCTGCGTGGTATGTTGATCTCAAAAGGATATGCTCGTGAGTATTATGGTGAAACAAAAACTAGCTGGTGCGAATAATGAATGCAACTCGTAAAAAACTAAAACTAACGGATCAACGTAACTATTTTAAACCTTTCAGTTATCCATGGGCATATGATGCATGGATGAAGCATGAACAGAGTCACTGGCTGCATACAGAAGTGCCAATGCTTGAAGATGTTAAAGATTGGAAGATGAAGCTGAATGTTAATGAGAAACAATTCCTCACAAACATTTTACGTTTCTTTACTCAAGGAGATATAGATGTTGCTGGTGGTTATGTCAATAATTACCTTCCTCATTTTCCTCAGCCCGAAGTAAGAATGATGCTGATGGGGTTTGCTGCAAGAGAAGCACTCCATATTGCTGCCTATAGTCATTTGATTGAAACACTTGGTATGCCAGAATCGACATACAACGAGTTCTTTGAATATCAGGAGATGAGAGACAAGCATGACTACTTCCTATCCATAGCAGGACAGGATGCTACTACGATTGCACAGCAGATTGCTGCATTCAGTGCATTTACGGAAGGTATGCAATTGTTCTCTTCTTTCATTATGTTGCTTAACTTCCCACGTCACGGTAAGATGAAGGGTATGGGACAGATCATTACATGGTCAATTGTTGATGAAACAATCCATGCTGAGTCAATGATTAAACTATTCCGTACATTCATTGAAGAAAATAAGGATATCTGGAATGATAAACTTAAAGGCGAAATTTACAGCATTGCAGAACGGATGGTACAACTTGAAGACAAGTTTATCGACCTGGCTTTTAGCATTGGACCCATGGATGGACTTACAAGTAACGATGTTAAGTTGTATATTCGTTATATTGCCGATCGCCGTCTTATATCTCTTGGGTTGAAGGGTATCAACAAAGTCAAGAAGAACCCGTTACCATGGGTTGAAGAGATGATCAATGCTCCAACACACACGAACTTCTTTGAGAATCGTGCTACAGATTATGCAAAAGGTGCAACAACAGGAACGTGGGATGATGTATGGGGCAAAGCAGCATAATATTGGGACCTGATCGGCTAGTCTATAATTTTGATGAGCACTTTCCTACTAACCTAAAGAAAGTCGCTCTGTCGATGTCAGGTGGTGTCGAATCAACATTGCTATTGATTATGCTTATTGATGTATATGGTATTGATAATGTCAATGTGTTCTCTGGTCAATACAAAGGACGTAGATGGTGGGAAGCTGAGAATGCTAAATCACTAGCACGTTATTTGGGTGTTACAAAGTTTCATGCAGTACTGCAAGAGAATGAGTTCATGGATGGTACAGCAAACCGTAAGATGCAACGTGATGCATATAACCAACATGGGTTTGATGGTTGGTTTGTTGGTATCAATAGAAACCTTTTCTCGCCTATTCCTGTCGAATCACAGGAAACCGTTGAGAGGTTAAAAACAGAAAATAGATATGTCCCTTTTGTGTGGCTTGAGAAGCAACACATTATTGATATGTTCTATCAGTTTGGTAAAGATGATATTCTTTACCAAACACATTCATGTACAACACAACAAAAGCCACATTGTGGTAGGTGCTACTGTTGTCACGAAAGAGTTAGAGGGTTTGCCGTACTTGGGAAAAAAGATAAAGCTACATACGATAGGAAATGGGAAGACATTGTAGAAGAATGTTACCATTCCGATGAGTTTATCGTAAACCCAAGTAAGGATAACAAAAATGATCGAACAAAACAAAGAACCTCAAATTTGCTATAGCTGTGATGAAGAATTTATTGTACATACATCTTATGAAACAGAAGCAGTTGTTGAGTATTGCCCATTTTGTGGAAGTGAAGTAGAGACAGAAGAAGAAGTTCTTTTTGACGACGATGATGAAGAAAAAGAGGATGAAGACGAATTTGGCAAATTCTAATGGATTGGCTTCATAATGGTGAAGTGTTTAATGAACCCTCTGACGGACATTACGGGTTTGTTTATAAGATAACCAATCTAACAAACAATAAAATCTATATTGGAAAAAAGTTGTTTTGGTTTAAAAAGACTAAAATTCTTAAAGGTAAAAAGAAAAGATACCTAGCTCCCTCCGATTGGAAAGATTATTATGGTAGCTCAATTGCGCTGAAAGCTGACATTGTATTGTTGGGTGTTGATATGTTCAAACGTGAGATAATTCATCTGTGTAAAAATAAAGGTGAGTGCTCTTACTATGAGGCGAAAGCTCAATTTGATAACTCTGTTCTCCTTTATCCTGATCTGTATTATAATGATTGGATCATTTGTAGAGTGCATAGGAAACATATTTTATGAGACAGCAACAACGTAACGTGTTTGTTACCAAACCAAACTATACCGTGTTTAATCATGTGACAAATGAGTCAATGACTGGTGACTTGATTAACGAGGATGAGATCGATGGCAAAAAGTTCTATGTCATGCGAATTAATGGTCGTGTGCTAAAATTAGCCAAAGATGCTTTTTCTCCAAAAAGATTACTGATGGCCCGTTGACTTAGTTGACTGGTCATGGTATACTGGTTGAGTACAGACTATTCTGTATTTGTTTATTTTTATTATGAAGGAAAATTGAGATGACTCAAAAAGACAAATTGCGTAAAGCCTTTTTCAACGGTGCTGCATTGACCAGCAAACAAATCCGTGCTCAGTTCAAGATTGCATCACCTACCAAGGTTGTAAGCAACTTGCGCTTGGAAGATGGACTGCCTATCTA